GTCGCCGCGGAACTGGCGGGACCCCGCGTTCGCGAAGCTGATCGACGGCTGGGTGGCGGGAACCGGTGGCGCCTTCACCTACACCGGGAACTCGGACTACCTGTGGGGGACGCAGTACGGGTTCGGCATCCCCTCGGACGCCACCGTCCTCGGCGTCCAAGCGCAGCACCGTCGCCGGGCGGACACCGCGAGCCGCGTGTTCGACGCGGAAGTGCGGCTGTCGGTGAACGGCAACGTCGCCAACAGCAGCATGTCGAGCGGGATCGTGTGGCCGACCGGGATGACCACGGTGTACTTCGGCGACTCGACGCAGAAGTGGGGCTGGGGCACCAGCCTCAACCCGACGATGGTCAACGCGAGCAGCTTCGGCGTCGCGATCAAGTGCAACATCACCGCCACCGCCAATGGGTACGTCGATGCCCTCGGCCTCAAGGTGTTCTACGAGCGGGAGATCGAGGGCGGCAGCTACACGACCGTCGAGGATCCAGATGGCAGCAACTACCTCGACGTTCGGAGCATCGGTGGCGCGGTCCCTGGCGGCGCCACGATCACGGGGATCCGCGTGAACGTCCGCAGGAAGTGCGACGAGGATGGCGCCGTCGAGGATCTCTCGGTCAGGCTGCTCAAGGGCGGTACGATGGTCGGGACCGACAAGGCGGTCACGGGTGTCGGCTGGACCACGTCGTACGTCACCAAATCCTACGGCGGCGCATCGGATCTGTGGGGAACCGAGTGGACCGTGGCCGACGTCAACTCGTCCACCTTCGGCGCCCGGTTCGCGGCAACCGGCCTGTTCACCGCGTTCGTCGACCAGGTGACGATCGAGGTCTTCTACCAGGTGCCTGGTTCGGAGGTCGCATTCACCGGTACCGTGCCGCTGCGGATCGGACCGGAGGAGGAGCACGCGGGGAACCTGCTCGGCGGATCAACCTTCGATACCGAGATGCCTGGGGGCTTCTCGGCCGCCACCCTGGTGATCGCGAACTCCGGCGAGATCGACCCGCTCGACTACCTGTACGCCACCACGACGTTCTTCGATTACGACACAGGCGACATCGACCACGAGGGCCGCGTGGTCGGGGCATCCGAGAGCCCCGAGGAGATCAGCTTCGAGATCGAGGGCTGGGCGAGGCACCTCGAGGACGACAAGACCGCGCGTGAGATCTTCTACGATCGCGACCTCAGCAGGTGGCAGGGCGCTTCGACGCAGCGGAAGCTGAACGTCGTCACGCAGAACTACAACGAGGGGCGCGTGTCGCCCGATCGCGAGACCGGGGAGCCCGCGTTCGAGACGTACCTCGTCGGTCCGAGCACCGACTGGGGAGCGTCGAACGTCAGCGATGGATGGTACGACGCCGATGGGATCCCGCTCGCCGTCATTGACTACGCGTGGAAGAAGAACGGCAACGTCGCGTCGGCGGACACGAACTGGGACTGGACGGTCTACCTGTCGGACGACGACGTCCTCACGACGCACGACAACTCCGGCAACCTCCGGGCGGCGGGGCCGGGGTCCGGCACCCTCAGCGCATCCGGTGCGGCGAAGAAGTGGGCGCGCGTCCGGTGCGCGTACTTCGCCACCGGTGCCAGCGGGGCATCGCAGGACTACTCGATCTTCTGGACCCTGCTCGGGGTGGTCGGAACGCATGGCCTCCCCCTCCAGGGCAGCGTCGCCGCGCCGGCACAGGGTCGCGGGTTGCTCGTGAGCGACCTCGTCCCGTACATCGTCGAGCGGTGGGCACCCGAGATCAACGTCGCGGAGATCGACATAACGACCTTCGTGATCCCTCACCTCTCCTTCCTCGAGCCGACGACCGCGCTCGACATGGTCGAATCGCTCGTCATCTTCGGGAGCACCGAGGGCCAGGTGCTCGACTGGTGGGTGGATGAGAACCGCGAGTTCTCGATGATGAATCCGGACAACCACGGCCACACGTGGCGGACCAAGCTCGAGGAGGGCGCGCAACCCGACGGATCCGGACCCGACGTCCAGCGGTTGATCAACGGCGTCCAGATCAGCTACGATGACGGGACCGGCACGAGCCTGACCGTCGGTCCGCCCGGTTCCGGGTCCGACTTCGAGACCACGGATCTGGTGAGCTTCATGGACGACAACTTCGCCAACCGCGATGGCGCGAGGCACTGGGAACGGTTCGACGCCGGGATCATGACGCAGGCGGGTGCGGTCCTCGTCGGGCAGCTGATCCTCGCCGAGCGCAATCGGCAGGAGTGGAGGGGTACCGTCCGCATCGTGGATCGCGTCCGCGACGATTCCGGAGGTTGGCATCCGGTCACGCACGTGCGCGCCGGTGATCGCATCGTCATCGAGGACGATGATGACACGCGACCGCGGCGGATCGTCAACACCTCGTACGATGTCTCGAGCAAATCGACGAGCTGCTCGATCGGTGCCCCACCCGACCGGCTCGAGGTGCTCCTCGCCAGGGCCGGCGTCGTCACAGCGGGTAGAATCTAACCGTGAAGCAGACGATCAAAGCGACCGTCGACGTGGATGAGGACCGCGCAGTCGAGCTGCGGGATGAGATCGCGGAGTGCCTCGGTGACGATGCTCTCTCGGTGGACCTCGCACGCACGGACACGTGGTACGACGTGCTCATGATCAGGACCGAGGACCAGACCCCCGTCCGGACGAAGATCGAAGCACCCACGCGTGAGGATGCCATGGATCAGCTCGACGCGTCCATCGACGGCAGCTGGCTGATCGTCGACGCCGAGGAGGTAACCTGATGGGGCAGCTCACCGTCCGCCAGAAGCAGAGCGCTGTCCTCGAGGCCGCCGGCTACGATCGCGAGCAGATCGCCACCGTCCTCGGAGTCACGATCCGGACCGTGGCCGAGTGGAAGAAGGGTGAGGAATACAAAGCCGAGGTCGAGCGGTTCGCCGGCCGCGAGATCGAGGCGCTCGAGCCGATGATCCAGGTTGTCAAGCAGGAGCTGGTGGCGACCGGGTTGAAGGCCGTCGAGAAGCTCCAGGAGCTGCTCGAGTGCGGCGATCCGGAGCTGGAGCACCAGGTCGCGAAGACGGTGGTGCAGCACCTGAAGCTGGTCGGGCCGAGGGAGCTCACCGAGCGCGCGGGCGAGATCGAGGGCGAGGGCAACAGTAGCGGTCCGAACGTGGCGATCATCAAGGTGGACCTGCCCGACGCACCGGCCGCAGCCCCGACCGCGATCCGGGGGAACGCGGTGGAGCGCAATGGCGGAACTTGAGGTCCCGGTACACCCCAACTGCATCAAGGAGATCCAGGCCGACCCGGAGAAGGCCCGGACGCTCGCCCGGTGCCAGGTCGACTTCCTTGAGTTCCTGAAGTACTGGAGGTACCTCAACCAGGAGACCGGCGAGATCGAGGGCCTCGGCGAGGGGCTCTGGGAATCGCAGGAGCAGTTCGCGGAGGCGATGATCTACCAGAAGCGGATCTTCATCCTCAAGGCGAGGAAGCTCGGGGCCACGACGATCGAGTGCGCGTGGGATGCATGGGTCGCCAGGTTCCGCGACGGCAACGCGAGGGTCCACCTCTACTCCCGCCGCGAGGACGCCGCCCGCGAGCTGCTCGAAGCGGTGAAGTTCGGGCTCGACCGCCTGCCGCTGTGGATGCGGCTCCCATACGACAAGAAGCCGACCACCCTCGAGCTCATCCTCCGTGCCGGCCCGGACGACAAACGGCGGGTCAAGTCGTACCCGACCTCCGAGGAGACATCGGTCGAGGCAACCTGCACCCACTCGCACATCGACGAGCTCGCACGGATGAGGAACCCGCGGCTGGTCTGGCAGGCCATCGAGCCGTCGATCGCCGGCACCGCCCACATCATCACCACGGGTCGCGGTCCGACGAACTTCGCATCGATCCTCTACCGGAAGTGCCTGTCGGGGGACTCGAACTTCACCCCGATCTTCGTTGACGCTCTCGCACGCCCCGACCGCGACGAGACGTGGTTGGCCACCAAGCGGAAGGGTACGACCCTCGAGCACTTCCACCAGGAGTTCCCGATGACCTACCAGCACGCGATGTCCGGCGGTGGGAAGTTCCTCTTCCGCTCGCACGACGTCGACTACGCCGGGACGGGCGAGGGGTCGAAGGAGCCGGAGGCAGGGCACCGCTACGTGTCGGCCTGGGACATCGGCCGCCACCACGACGCGGCGGTGGGGATCACGCTCGACACCTCGGTCGATCCGGTCGAGGTGGTCGACTATGTCCGGCTGCGCGGCGTCCCCTACCCCGTCACGCAGCGGCGGATCGAGGAGGTCGAGGACCGGTACCGCCCGAGGGTGCTCGCGATCGAGGCGAACGGGCCGGGCGAGGCGGTCGCCGAGAACCTCGACATCCCGGAGCATCGGATCACGTTGTTCAAGACCACGGGCAAGTCGAAGGTCCGGATCCTCGAGGAGCTCCAGCTCCTCCTCGAGCAGAGGGGCATCCGCTGGTCGGCGGTCGAGTGGCCCCAGCTCGATGAGGAGGTCCGCGGCTACCAGGTGCCGGACGAGTCGATCGTCCAGGACTCGGTGATGTCCCTCGCCATCGGCATCGACTACATCAATCAGGCGGTCGGGCGCACCGGGAAGGTCATGAGGCCGATCCGGATCCCAGGATGAAGACCTGATAAGATACGCGAACCGGCAATCGAAGAAGGAGGAAGGAAATGGCCGGAACCCTGTGTTCATACCACTGCCGAAACTGCGGTCGGTGCTTCGCCTCGTTGGGGGCATTCGACGCGCATCGCAAGGGGCCGCACGACGATCGCCGCTGCGAGAACCCCCTCGGGCTCGAGCGCCGCGAGGGGCGCTGCAACCTCGGAAGCGGTGAGCTCGAGACGAGGGAAACAATCATCCACGGGGTGAGCGCATGAGCGAGATCCGTCTGGTGCCGATCTTCGGCGACCTGATCGATGTGCTTGGCACGGAAGATGAGCCCGAAGGCTGGGTCGATGATCTTCGCGCGGGTTACGACCAAGGCATCACCGAGGAGGAGGCGGGCGAGCTGGTCGGCTTGGTCTTGGGGTCCTGGGATGAAGCGTTGACCGATATGGAGGCAAGTGCCGTCGCCAAGCTCCGCGCCACCTTCGAGACGCATGAGCGATGACCTGGACCACGAGACCAACGATCCCGGAGCACCGCAGGACCCTGATCGGGTTCTACGGTTGCTCGAACGCGGACCGCGTGGTCTGCGTCGGCGGCCCGCGCGGGAAGAGGGGGCCGGATGTGATCCAGCTCAACCGGTGGATGTGGGAGCAGGAGTGCTCGGCCTGCGGCGAGGTCCACAAGTTCCAGCCGCTGTGGCGGGTGGTCAACAAGTCGGAGCGCAAGCGCAAAGCGGAGGTCACGCTCACCGAGGCGAACGCCACCATCCAGGCCCCGCGCATGATCACGCAGACCACAAAGGCCGGGCGCGAACGGATCGCCGAGGGGCTCGAGGATGACTGACTGGAGAGCGCAGCGACTCGCCATCGCCGAGGAGCTCCCGGCTGCCGTGCCGCGGATCATCGACGGCCAGAGGAAGCGCGTGTTCGCCGCCGAGGATCGGCTACCGGCCAGGCGGCTCGCTCCCGCCGCGGTCGCGTCCGTGCTTGAGGCGGAGGACGTGGTGGCGGACGGCAATGGGAAGACGCGGTACCACCACGGGCTGATCCGGCTCGAGCCGAGGCCCAAGGCGCTCCACGTCCTTCATGCCATCGCGCACTCGAGGGTCGACCCGGTGTTCCCGGAGCACGGCGCCGAGTGGTGCGCCGAGATGCTCAAGCTGATGAATCGCCACCTCGGCGGACAGGAGATGCTTCGGCTCCGGAAGGAGTATGGGCGCCGGCGGATCCGATGGGATCCTGCGAACAACGACCTCGCCCTGCGGCGGTGCCGCGGCATCGCCCGCAACCACCCCGGATCGGTCGTGCGGATCGTCCAAGATGATCCGCCCGAGGAGACGATCGCCATCCTGCTGGGCTGGGCGGACGGCGGCGCGCTCGCCTACACCGCCAACGGCGATGCCCTGCTCGAGCCCTCGCGACTCAGGTACATCTCTCAGCACGTCCACGTGCCCGAGGCAGTCGCCCTCATGGGAGGGGCCGAATCCTTCTCCAGCGGTCCCAGCGCCCCCTGAGATGAGGAGGATCCTGTCACCAGGTCGTTGGACCAGGCCTCGCGCCGACGAGACCCCATCCGAGGCGATGAGGCGGCTGATGTCGGGCGGCCCTGATGTGCATATCGGCGCACCGCCATCTCCGACCGCCTCTCGGCAGCCAGACGGAGCGATGAAGCGGCCTACAAACCCACCCCCCAATCCTTCCGAGACGGTCCCCAGACCCCCTCAGACGCCCACCTGGGGTTGGTCGAGGTACTCGACCGGAGTGCTGGAACTCCGCAGGGACGTCAGGCGGGATCCGCGAGCTTCTCGATCTCCAGCTCGATCCGCGCCCGACGGCTGATCTCCTCGCGGGTCCCGTGGACGATGCGGGCCCTGTGCTCGCGCAGCTCGTCGCCCAGTTCCTCGAGACGCTGCGTCGCCTTCGCCGCCGCCTCGGTGTCGCCGATCCGCCACGCCGCCCTGCGGACCTCGACCTCGCGATCCATCGCTTCGAGAATCTCCGCCTCCATCAGTCCAAGCCCGCCGCCCCGACCGACAGCGCATCCTGCGGGTACGGCCCTCCCGACCACGGTTCCTTCGGTGGCAACCAGTCCCTGCTCAGGGCGGGTATGGTGACGCATCGACAGTTCGGGTGAAGCGGCACGCGCGGCAGCTCCTGCACCGGGTAAGGGCCGCCGGCGGCGGCCGCGATGCACTGCTTGCAGACGGCCTCGGAGTTGGGTGGCCCGATGCTCGGACCCTTCGCGACCGAGATGTCGAACCACCGCACGTCGTTCGCGAGCTGCGCGTTGACGGACGTCGTGTCCCAGACCGCGGCGACCTCGGTCCGCGCGATCCGTGCGACCTGCTTCGCCGTGAGCGACCGCCACCGATCGCGGATCTCGGCGCGGATCTCGGACTGGGTCTTGGGTTGGCGCGGATCCGTCGCCTCGATGATGATCTTCCGGAGCTCGTCGATGTGCGAGCCGTACGCGTGCTGGATGACCTTCGAGCCGCGCACCGAGAAGGGATCCCGCGGCATGTCCCTGACCGACGTCCACCGGAAGGTCCGGTTGAGGCCGAGCTGATCGAGCGTGTGCTGCCCGGCATCCTCGCCCTCATCCCGCGCGAGCGAGAGGTAGACAGCCATCGCCCCGCGCATGAAGTCGCGGATCGAGCCGACCTGCACCTGGAGGACCGAGTTCACGACCTGGAGGAGCACCTCGGCCGGCGCCGTCCATCGGGCCTTCTCGAGCTCCTCCGGCAGCTCCCCCTTCCGAACCTTCGACTTCCGCCTCCGGCGGCACCGCTTGTCGAAGCGCCGAGCAGCGTTCAGCTCGTCCATCACATCGGCGTGATCCGCGTAGTCGTGGAAGATGATCGACTTCGCACCCATCCGCGAGAGCAGGTCATACGCCTCGGCGGTCATCCCAGGCTTCCGTGGCTTCCCGAACCACGGGGCGGCGACGTCGATCTCGGTGACGTGGACCCTGCCGAACTTCTTCGCCATCCTCATCCATCTCTCGAGCTGCGCCATCTTCGTCGAGTCCTCGCCTTGCGGGTAGAGGTTGATGCCGACGTCCACCAGCCCGCGGGGGATCGCGCCGTACACCGCCCTGAAGTAGGGCTCCCAGTCCCCGACGGGCGCTATCGAGGGGCCGATGATCCTCGCGTTCGGGTTGACCGCCCTGATCGCGTTCGCGGCAGCGACGACGAGGGCGGCCACCTCGGCCGCCGTCATCCCTGGCGTGGGGGCGAGACCGCCGCCGGTCAGGAGGTTGAGGTTCGGCTCGTTCCAGAGCGAGATGGTCGCGTTCGGGAACCTCCTGGCGTACTCGGCGCATGCGGCGGCGTAGACCGCGGGATCGGGTTTGAAGTCCGGCCGCGTCTCGTCCGCCCAGCCGCCGATGGTGATGATCGGAGCGGCGACCCCGAGTCGGTTCATCGCGGCGGCCGCCGGGATGGGTTCCGGCGGGTACGCGACGGGGAACCGTGCGGTGTTCTCCTTGGTCGGACGATCGCCGAGCTCATCCGCGAGACCGTTGAACCCGAACCTCGGCGGCTTCCCTCGTCGCTTGCCGCACTCGAGCTTCTTCCCCTCTCGCCTCTTGCCCCCGCCCTTCGACCATCGACCGTGCCAGTCGCGACCTTGCCGGGGATCGAAGCCCGCCTTCTCGACCTCGAGATTCCACGCCTGCTGGCCTGCGCTGACCAGCGCGTCCCAATCCTTCGGCTGGAGGTGCTGTTGCCAGACGGCGGTGAACGCCGTCGCCCACCGATCGTCCCATCGGTCCCGAGCACGGAGCGCGCGATCGTAGCTGGCGCCGTGGCGCTTGAGGATGCGCGCGCGCTGGACGAGCGAGAACGCCTCGCCGAGGCGCGCCAGCTCCGGATCGCTCACTGGTCGCCGGCGAGCAGCTCTTCGATCCTCGCCGCGACCTGCTCGTTGCTGCCCTGGAGCACCGAATCATCGGGCGGCAGCGCACCGGGGACCGGCGCGGCGCCCTTGATCTCGGTGAAGAACTTCTTGCCGCGCTCGTCTTCCTCGGGGAGCTTCTCCTCGCCCAGCTTCTCGCGGGCCTCGTCGAGGGTGATGACGCCGCCCTGGTACGCGCGGACCGCGGAGTCCAGCTCGGCATCGCGCTCGGTGAGATCGAGCTCGACGGGTTGCCACTTCCAGGACGGCTTCTCACCGGCGGCCTTGCACTCCTTGGCGATCAGCCTGTTGATCCGGGCCGAGAGGATCGACTGCGAGGTGGTGACGAATCCGTCCTTGTAGACCTGCGTCGCCGCGGTGACCGCGTTGCCCCCGAGCGGTCCCGACCGTACGGCGCCCACCCGCTCGCCGGGCATCCGGTGCGCGAGGAGGATGCTGGCATCGCAACGGTCCTGGAGCTTCTCCCAGCTCGAGTCGTTCTGGTCGGCGCCGATCTTCTGGAAGGTCGCCTTCGCCGGCCCGGACAGCGGCAGCACCAGGTTGCGGTGCGGCGACCGCAGCTCGGAGCGGAGCGCCTCGAGGATCTCGTCCTGCAGCTCGGGATCATTCTCGACGTTCTCGAGCACGATCAGCCATCGCGGCTCACGACGGTTGCGGAAGAAGAGGATGTTGTCGTCGCGCGCCGCGAGCGAGAGCGTGATGACGCCCACCGCGGAGATGTACTTCGGGGTCCCGTACCAGCTCGATTTCCGCGAGGGGCGCTTCAGGACGAAGAGTTCGTTCGCGGCCCGATGCCCGTCCTTGATCTGCTTCCGGGTGTCGTAGATCTCGCCGGTCGCCTCGTCGACAACGCGCTCGTCGCCCGGGATCCACTTCTTGTACCAGCGCTTCCGGTTGCCGCGCTTCTGGAGGATCTTGATCCCGTCCCTCGAGAAGCGGAACGTGTGGGCGGGGGCGCGGAACCAGTGTGCCAGCTCGCCCTTCGTGTCGCGGGCCAGTTCGATGAAGCCCTGCCCGAACGTCTCGAGGTCGTCCCAGGCGGACAGGAGGATCTCGTGCGTGGTGTCGTCCGATTCGGAGTCATCCGCCAGCCCGTTGAACCACTCCTCGAGCTCGTCGCGCTGCTTGGTGTTCGCCTCCTGCTCCTCGTCGACCGTCTTCCACTCCCACCCGTTGCCGACGACGTCGGCCGCCTTCTGCTCGAGGATGGCGGCGTGGGTCGGGTGCTGGTCGGCCAGGAGCGCGAGCTGCTCCATGTCGAAGGGCGGTTCCTGGATCCCTTGGTGCTGGTACGACGTCGAGAACGGGTCGTCGGGGATCTGCCGCGTCCACTCGTGCTCCGGCTCGCCGTCGGGGCCCACGGTGATCGCCTTCATCACGCGGCCGGACTTGCTGCTGGGAGCCATGAAGGGGGATTATACCCCGGACATACCCTCCTGCATTCCTGCCGTAGACCTGATATGATCCCCACGGTCCGCAAACGACACAGGAGGAAGGATGAGCGTGAGGAAGCAACAGTGGAACCTCGACGAACTGATCATCGAAGCGCTCGCCGAGGGACCCGCCACCGTGGCCGCGATCGCGTACGACACCGGCTACTCGGAGACGGCGGTCCGCCGGCACCTCGAGGCGCTCGAGGAGGAGGCCCGCGTGATCCGCGACGGTCACCTCTGGGAGGCGAACGACGACGTGGAGGTGGTCGCTTGAGCACGATCCCGTACTTCGCATACGGCTCGAACCTCGATCCGGACGGGATGAGCTATCGGGCCCCGAGCGCCGTGCCGCTGTTCCCGGCGCGGCTGCCGAACTGGCGACTCACGTTCCGCAACTTCGCGGACATCGAGCAGGCCCCCGGCGACGAGGTCGTCGGGGCGCTGTGGTTGCTCGATGCCGAGGCCGAGCGTTCACTCGACACGTACGAGGGGGCGCCCAAGTTCTACGTCCAGCGGAACGTCCGGGTCGAGATCGACAACGGGACCGTCGATGCGATGACCTACGTGATGACCAGCATCCGGGACAGCCGCCACAACGGGAGGCCGGATAAGTGGTACGTCCGGACGATCATCGACGGCCTCGATCACTGGGATCTGCCGTACAACGGTCTCGGGCGCGCCCTCGCGCGAGTAGGATCTGCCTGTGCCTGACTACCGCGAGAGCCGCTTCACCGTCGTCCACGACGGCGAGCGGTACTTCGAGTGGCAGAAGCTGCTCGATCAGGATGAGGTGTGGGTCGATCGGTTCGGCAAGGAGCACGACATCGAGGACATGGACTTCGAGCACCGCACGAACGCGTACCGCTGGGTCAAGGAGCAGGTCGTGAAGAACCGGTGCCGGAACGTCATCGTCCGGGGGATCGCGATGATCATCTCGAACGCCGAGCCCTACGATCCCGAGACGGATTGGCTCGCACCCCAGGAACGGATCCTCGAGCACCTGCGCGACGCGGTCGAGCTGGTCGACGACGAGATCATGGGCGAGGCGGTCTGGGACAAGATGATCGACCGCGTCCTCCGCGAGACCCCGCTCGCCCGCGCCCTGCGCGACAAGCCGTTCAAGGAGGCGGAGGGTCTCGACCCGAGCGAGCTGCTCGGCTAGAGGATGTCGATCGTCGCGCCCTTGGGCACGAGGTCGAACAGCTCCATCACGTCCGGCACGGACATCCTGATGCAGCCATGGGAGGCCGGCTGACCGAGGAGCTCGGTGCGGGCGGTGCCGTGGATGCCGACCCCATCGACCGGATCGGTGACGCCGAGCCACCGCATCTTCAACGGGTTGGTCGGGTCGCAACCCGGGATGATGGTGCCGGGGATGAGTCCGAGCTCGATGGCCCACGCGGAATCCGGGACGAGCCAGTCGGGACACTTCGCCTTGGTGTTGATGATGTACGGGCCCTCGGGGGTGAGGTAGCCGTCGATCCCCACCGACACCGGGTACGTCTTGAAGTGCTCGAAGCGGGCGGTGAAGCGCCGGCGGGTCCACAGCGTCAGCTGCCCGAGCGTCCGGTCGACGCGGAGGAAGGCGCGTGGAGCCCTGATGAGCAGCATCAGCGCTCGTGCCAGCGGCCGACCGCGAGGCGACCGGCGCGCTTCTCGCAGGTGAGGATCTCCTCCACCGCGAGCGAGTCCACCACGTAGCGAACGCCGGGGTTCCGCGGCGTGTCGAGATCGTCGAACACGACGATCGCGTTGTCGGCCAGGTGCGGCAGCCAGGAGAAGAAGTCGCGCTCGACGCTGTCGGCGTTGTGGTCGCCGTCGATGTAGAGCAGCCCGATCTCGACCGGCTCCCCCCATTCGTTCCACTGCGCCGCCGCGTGCTCGCTGAAGGACCGGTGCGCGACGACCTGGTCGCTGACGCCCGCCGCGTCGAGCTGCTCCTCGAAGTGCTCGCGCACCTCGGGTCGGGCGAAGCCGTGCTTGCCGTTGGTGTTCCCCTTGAGGTCCCACGGGTCGACCGCGTGCACCTTGGCGCCCCCGCCCTCGAGGGCTCCGCGCGCGAGGTACGCCGTCGACTTCCCGCGGTAGCTGCCGATCTCGACGATGGCCTGGTGGCCGGGGACCTCGGAGGCGAGCTGCCTCAGCGTGTCCCCGACCTCAGGCGGGACGAGACCCTGGAGCTCGCCCGGATCGACGGTCACGGCTTGTTCGGAACCGCGTAGACGAGGGCCGCGGTCAGGAGCGTCACGACGCTGGTGACCACATCCTCCTCGACCTCGACGGCGAACAGGTTGAGGATCACGACGGCGGCGCCGACGGTGGCGATGACCGCCTTCTGGATTCCTTCACGGGTCATGCGTTACCTCCTTTCGACAAGTCGGGGATCAGAGATCGAGGTAGACGGTCTTGGACTCCACCTGGTGCTCGACCCACTGTCGCGGGGTGGTCAGCTTCCCGAAGGTGAAGTCGTAGATCCACTGCGTCCACTGATCGTCCCTGGCCGGGTCGATGTAGATGTGGCCGCGGCGGGGGATCCAGTACGCGGCCGCCGGCCAGTTGTGGTTGAGCGCGACCATCTGCCACTTGAACTTCTCCTTGTCGCCGTTCGCGAGCTCGGACAGGTAGCCCGAGGCGACCGGCGTCGGGAAGGAATCGTGCACCTCGACCGCGTTGCGGCCGGACGTGAAGGCGGCCCGCCCGATGTCGTACGCCCGGACGAAGAGATCCTGGGGCGGGGTCGAAGCCGCGCCCGAGGAGAGCTGGAACGCGCCGATGTCCCAACCGTCATCGAGCGGGTGGGCGGAGACGGCGCCGAAAATGAAGCTGCACTCGGATGACACGAGCGACTTGAGGAAGCCCTGCGGCAACCCGAGCTCCTGCGTCGCCTTGAGGATCCGTTGGACGCAGATGCGCTGGAGCGTCTTCGCGCCGGCGACACCGTCATCCGCACCCGAGCCGAACTCATCGATCTGGTACTGCCTGACCTCGCGATCGGTGTCGGCGCCGAAGTAGCCGTCGACGGTGAGGTCGTACCCGAGCCGCATGAGGTTGAGCTGGAGCGCGGCGATGTCAGAACCGGCCATCCCCTCCTTGTACGCGTACCTGACCGGCAGGTGGATGGCCCACCAGTAGCTGTCGACCGTTGCGGCCGCCGCGATGGTTTGACGCGCCAGGATCGGCATGGCAGCGGCACCAGGCCACTCGGGGGAGACCGAAGCAGGGGGTCGCGGCAGGGGACTCATTGGATGCGCTCCAACTCGTCCTCGTCGTAGTAGTGCGCGGCCGTGTCGGGACGATCCTCGCGGTCGGGTCGATCCGGCGGCTCCTCGCCCTCGGGGAAGAGGTCGTCGGAGTCGGACTCGGCGATGTCGATCTCGTACTCGTACCGCGCGTCGATCCCGATGCTGTTGAGGAAGTTCGGCGTGTCAATGGCGCCGCCGTTCTTGCTGATCAGCTCCTTGACGTCGCTGATGCGCTGACCGACCGCCGCATTCACGGCATCTTCGTTCTCCTTGGCCGAACGCCATGCGAGGTACCGATCGTAGAGAAACATCAGTCCACCTTCCATTCCTTGCCAGCCATCTGCCGCAGCACGTGGAAGCGTTCGCGCCGGTGCTTCACGCCCCAGCCCGTCTGCCTGACTGCATCGAGGATCGAGCGAGCTCGGCGCGCGCACCAGTCGCGATTCGCCCTGATCTTGTCGCGCTCGCCCTTGTTGATCCCGCCGTGCCGCTTGCGCTTGATCCGGTTGACGTGCGAGCGCTCGTCGTCGAGCAGGTGGTCCTTGCGGCGGAGCTCCTTCCACGTCTTGTCGCCGATCACGCCGTCCGGCTTCAGGCCGTGGACGATCTGGAAGTCACGGACCGCGTGCTTGGTCTCCTGCCCGAAGCTGCCGTCGACCTTCGGTCGCTTCAGCCCGAGGTTCCAGCGCCGCAGGTGCTTCTGGGCGCGCTTGACCGCGCCGCCGTTGGCGCCGCGCTTCAGGGTCGGCGTCCGATCGACGCTGCCACCGCCACCGCCGGGATCCGGACCGTTGAAGCCGCCGCAGTAGAGCCGGTGCCAGGACTCCCACGGAGCGTCGGAGCACGTCCAGCCGAAGCTCGGGTAGCGCGACATGTACGAGGTGACGAAGGACGGGCAATCGGCGGCCTTGCCCCAGCCGTGGTTGCTCGTGCCGGGCGTGGCCGCGTTGCCGCAGGCGCCGCGGGCGCACCAATAGTTCTTCCAGTAGACCTGCCGCGAGTAGGGCCGGTACAGCGAGTCGGGCCCGTTGGGGACGATCTGGACGCCGTGATTCGCTCGGACGTGTGCGGCCAGCGCGTTCCACGCGGCGGCGGCGTTGTGCTCGAGCTGACCCTGGCCAGGATCGGGACCACCGACCCCGCCCGATGCGGGTGACAGCTCCGCGGTTGTGAGGCGGCCGTTCGTGCTCACGGGAAGATTGTACTCCTCACGAGAATCGCACCTGCCCGCAACCGCACCGAAGCAGACCTTTGTGGTCGCGACCCATGCGAGCACCGCACCTCTGGCAGTAGCGGCACATCACCGGGACGCCCTCGGGGGCGAACTTGACGCGCGGTCCTGGACCCTCGCCCGATCGCACCATGCCGGGGTAGCCTCGGTAGTATGTCACCATCCCTCCTCTGATCGCTTGGCCACGAAGAGGGGAGCTTGCATGCCGACTCCGTGCTCCGGGGTCACCACCGAGAGAAGCTGCTGGGGCGGCTCGGGCTCGAACCCCTTGGCACGGGCGAATTCGTCGTACCCTTTGCCGGTTCCGTTGACCATGAACCCCTTGGCGGGCAGGGACATGAGCTGGTGCCAGTGCCCGATCTTCAGGACGTCGAACGGGACACCCTCGGCCTGGGCCTGCTTGCGGATGCGGTGGGTCCGGAGCGCGATCGGGAGCATCGCGCCCTGGATGCCCGAGCCGCCGCGCGCCTCATCGCCGTGCTCGAGGCGGAAGCGTGTGTTGTAGATCTCGAGGTCGGCGCTGATCCCGTCCGGGATGTCGAAGGTCACCTCATCCCGATCCTTGAACTCGTTGGCGATCAGGTTGAAGATGAGCGTGTCCGCGTTGTGCGCGGAGCGCTTCTTGTACCGCGGCTTCCTGCTATCGCGCGGGTGGTTGCCGGGCACGCTGACGACGTGCACCTTACCGTACTCCTCGCGGAGCCGCTCGATCCCCTCCGAGACCCACGACACCGCGAGCGGCACGGCCTCGTAGTTGGACAGCTCGTTGGTCTCGCGGAACTCGTCGTGGATGTCACCGCTGATCGTGTCGCCGAGGTGCGCGAGCACGAAGCCGTCGTACGACACGCCGGCGAAGTACGTCCGTGGCAGCAGGATCGACTTGTCGAAGAAGCGGCGCACGCGCTGCTCCGCGATGTCGCGGTTGTACGCGTTGTAGCCGTTCATCTCCGCCGGCTCCACGACCTCGCCGATGTGGTAATCGCTGAAGTCACCGAGGAGCGTGGCGCGGTGATCGCCATCCTCATCCGGTTCGAGCCACTCCGGACGCTCGACATGCTCGACCTCGCGCACGACGTCGAGAAGGCTGAGCAGCTTATCGTTCTCCTCCTCGAGATCCGCGAGCTGCCCGCGCACCCGCTGCGCCTCGGCTTTCCATTCGGACCGTGACGCCTCGAGCTTGGTCAGCCTGCGGTTGAGGGTGGCATCGCCGGACGCAGCCGGCTCGACGCCCTCGAAGTCCTCCTCCTGCGCGCGGACGACGCTGGGCGGGATCTCGCCGGGGTGCTCCTGCTGCCATGCCTTGGCGACGCCGGCGACGCTGGCACCCGTCCGCCGGGCCGCGTCGGACATCGACTTCGCGTCGCCATCCGTCAGCAGCTCGAGGGCGGCGACGATGTTCTTCTGGCGCTGTCCCTTACCCGGCAACGGCGGCCTCCTTGCGTTCCGGCTTGTACACGTACTGCGAGATCCCGACCGGCCAACGCCGGTAGTCCAACGTGCAGTCGAAGAGCATCTCGTCGGGGCCGATGCGCTCGTGGTCATCGGGGTTGACGTGCTCGAGCTCCGGATACTCGAGCGAGTCGGCGACCTGCTCCGAGAGCCACCGTCCGGACTGCACCGGGCAGCACTTGCCGATCCACGAGTTCACGATGTCGATGTTCGTGCCGTGCGGCCACCGCCAATCGTCGGGGTAGCCCATCAGCCTGCTCGCCTCGCGGATGGTCAGGTACCGCGGCTCCGACCAGTGGACGTAACCCGAGCCGCCCGCGCCGGTGAGCACGTAGCCCGGCTTGTCCGGATGGATGCGCCGCGGCCAATGCCATCCCCGGGGATCGCGCCAGTTGCTCTCGTCATACCGGTAGTTCTCGAGCAGGGTCCGCGGCGGCGGTTGATCCTCGGGCCAGTTGCGGATCGCCTCGGTCATGCCGGTGCCCGGCTCCCAGTGCGGCTCGACCTCCCTGAAGAGCTTCACCGCGCGGTTGTCGGGGTCGGTGCCCCAGGGCACGTGCCAGTCGACCTTCCCGTCGTTGCGCAGCAGGTACTGCTCGAGGACCCAGTCCGACGGCGCGAGGTCAGCGTACGGCTGTTCCTCGGGCTTGCACTCGAGGCCGACGAGGTCGCCGATCGCATCGCCGTACGTGACGACCTTCCGGGGCCCCGGCCGCGCGCACCCGAACGGGACGCGGTGGAACACCGGGTAGTAGCGGTGGCGCATCTGCGCGGCGCCGATCGAGGAACCCGACATCTTGACGTGCGTGAGCTGGTAGTCGTTTTGGGTGAGCCACCGCAGCACCAGGAGCAGCTCCTGCATCAGCGAGCGTCCCTGGTTGAACGCGCCCTGGACCGACTCGAACGACACGATCTCGGGGCCGAGCTCCCCGTCCGTGCCCCTGACCCGACCGGCGTAGCCGATCAGGTCGCGCATGCAGCTGTTGATCGGCGAATCCGGGCCGCGGGCGTTGTCGCCCTTCGACGCGTTCATCAGCGAGAAGCCGGAGCACGGCGGCGTCCCGCAGACGTAAGCGATGCCCTCCAGCTCCTCCCACTCCAGCGGGTCGCCGGTCTGCTGCTCCCACTTGTTCCCCGTAAAGTGGCGGTTCTCCGCCATCGCCTCGTCGCCGAAGCCGCCGGGCAGCGAGGTGCGACCCTCGAGGGAGAAGCGGTCGGTGAGCACGGTGCCCAGCGTCCACGCCCCGGCCAGGCCCTGGCAATCGAGGAAGGGGATGGTCACCGATCGACCCCCGCTTCGAGGCGCTTGGCGTTCTTCGCGTTCTCGCCCTTGTACAGCTCGACGACATCGTCGAACGTCCGGCAGCCCGCGAGCAAGAAGAGGTTCAGCAGGAAGTGGAGCACGTCCGCGAGCTCCCTGCCGAACTCGTCCCAATCGACGGTCTCGAGCTCGTCGATCGAGTAGTTCTTCCACGGCTTCCAGGGGAGGAGGTGGAGCGCCTCGTGCAGCTCATCCGTGGCGGCGAGGACGTTCCACCGCGCGAACTCGGCGGCGGACTTACCGATGAGACGCTCCGGATCCGTGCCGTATCGCAGCTCCAGCTCGTGCTGGAGCTTCACGATATCGTCGCCCATCCTAGAAGGGGACGTCTTCGTCGGTCTTGACCGGCTCGGGGGTCGGGACGTCCGTCCCGTTGGATGCGGCCGGCGGAGCCGGTGGCTCCGGTGCGGCGGGTGGTTGCGGCGCGGGCGCGGCGGGCGCGGGACGTGCGGTGCCCGCCTCCTGCACGATCCCCGACTCGTCGCGGCGTCCGACGTACTTGACCACGCCGATTCCGTCGTACTCGTTCTTCGGCTTGCCCTGGTACTCGGCCTCCACGAGAGGCGCTTCGGCGACCACGCCCTTCACGGCCTCCGCGGTCTTCTCGCAGATCAGCTTCATGTCCTCGCCGAGGGGCCGGT